TTTACCTGTAACTGGGTCTCTAACTTCTACGTTGCCACTTTCTGTTTTCTTTTCTTTAGTAGCATCCATAGCAGCTTTAAATTTATCTATTCCATCATACATCATAGCTTGATACGTAAGACCGTTAGTAAACTGAGATAAGGGCATTTTAGCATACATCTTGGCTTCGTCTTTTGTGGCGTATCCTTTAGCGACTGCCTCTTGCAACATTTCTGTTCTAATTGCCTGTGCTTCTTCTGGGGTTTTAGCTTGTTTCATAGCAGTTAACCCATATGCTGCAAATGCGCCTTTGGCCTGTAGCGTTTCTTTTTTCTCGTCTAGCAGCTTAGCCATCTCACGGGCCATTTGTTCTTGGGCTAGTTTTTGCTGATCATTGGTAAGCATGCCTTGTTGATATTCGCCTGTCTGGACAATATTTTGTCTTTGATTGGCTAATTCCTGCAGTCGTAATTGCCGCTGAGCTTCGTTTTCTTGTTTTTGAATTGTTTGTTGGTTCGCTGCGTTTTGTAACAACCCTTGTTGATATAAACCGGTTTGTTGCATTTCTTGTCGTTTTTGTTGCTGTTCCCTAAGCGCTAATTCGCCTTGCTGTCTAAGTTGCATTAACGCCAAAGCATTTTTTTGTTTTTCATTCAAGTTGTTTAAATTAGTTTGATATGCTTGCAGCCCAAGTGCACCTGGAACAGTAAGGTTAATATTACCACCACCATTTGCTGCTACTGCTGCCAGTCCTGCAAAGTTAGCTGGGCTAATGTCCAAAGGCATGTTGTTCTCCTAAAATAGTCCTGATGTTGCACCGGCTAACTGAGTGGCGGAATTGGCCGAGTTAATTTGTGCCTGAGTGTTTCCTGAATTCATCAGATTGTTGGCTTGAGCTGCACCGGTATTTACCATGCCGCCAAATCCACTTGTTCCTTGGTTTCCAAACAGCGAAGCTAAATTGTTGCCGGTTTGCATTGTTCCAGCACCCATTGTTTGTCCTAGATTGTATGCTTGTTCGGAACCTACACTGCCGCCAGCTAATCCTGCTAAGCGATTTTGGTAATCACCGTACAGTTGGTTTTGACGGTTCCACCAATTTCCATAATCTTGCAGTGCCATTCCTTGTGCTCGATCGGTCATGTCTCGCATTACTCGACCCGATTCCAACAATCCACGTGACGCAGCATTTCGCTGTACCTGTCCCATTGCTTCGTCGACCGCATATTGATACCCTGGGCTTTGTTGATATCGTTGATACGAGGGGTCACCCAGCAGCTGATACCCAGTGGTGTTTAAATAGTTTTGCATCCCTGATTGAGGGTTAGCTTGTTGCATATTAAGTGATCCAGGACCGTATGCTTGTTGTTGTCCATTAGGGGACTGATACGATACTTGCTGTCCTGTATTGTACGGGTTGTAAGAATAACTAGGCGGCGTTGCTTGACCTGACACTGGCGACATACTGCCTAGCGCGTTTCCGGTCGATGTTGTTTGTCCTGAAGACGGAATCTGGATTGATCCAGATGAACCTGTTCCGCCCCCACCTGATCCACCTCCTCCTGACATCCCATTAGCCCCTGAATATGAACCCAAACCATTCAGTTTAGCTCTCATTTCTTCTGGACTTAACCATCCCTCAGTTGTTCCCCCGATTCCATTCCCACCTGTACCTGCTCCAGCTGCTGCTCCGGTTGATTTGTTGGAAATCGACTGTAAAAAGCTATCTACTCCAAAAAAGTCTCTGCCACTAGCTATTGAGTTTAATTTGTTTTGTTCCCAAGGAGTCAGTCCTGAGTATGCCGATGGATCTATTTTCGCTCCAGCTACTGCTCCGTTGACGACCCCTTGAGTTCCCAATGTTGGTTGTTTTGCTCCAGACGCAGCTCCTTGTATGGCACTGATAACTGATGGCGATAGTGTGCTTGCAGCTGATGTTGCACCCGATACAACACTGGAAGTACCCGGTATGGCGCTTGGAATGTAGCTTTGTGGGTATATGCTTGGGATGTAACTTTCCATTATTGTACTCCTTGTAACAGACCTTGGTTATATCCATTAACCGTTTGCTGTTGTTGTGAATTTAATGGTTGTCCCATCGCGCTGTTATTCATTGTTTGTGCTAATTGAAAACTGCCTCCTTGGGCGGTAGGTAATCCTAGCAGATTCTGATAAGCATCTAGTGCATTATAAGTAGCTAGTCTTTGAGGAGCCGTCAGTGCTTGGGATTGATTGAACCCTTGTTGCATCTGCTTTTGAGCTTGATTGTTGTAATCTTGCAGTGCATTAGCAGCTTGTTGAGAATACGTCTGTGAATATTGCAGCCCTTGATTTAAAGCATCTTGTAACTGTTTATTAGCCTGTTCTGCCCACGCAGAAGAGTCAAAATTGACCAGGTATTTAGTCAGGTCTTGTCCGCCTATCATTAATCGTCTCCCAGTGATAGCATATATTGATCTAATAATTGTCCGTTTTTCTGAATGGATTGCGTCAGTGTTGTCACGTATTTAAAGCCTATTTTTTCTGCGTATTTCTTAGCAGGTAAATAAGGCGTTAAAGCCAAATATTTTTTAGCATTGTATTTTTGTTTCATTTCGTTAAAGATTAATCTTCCCCATTGTTCTGATCCACGCCCTCGATGTCGTTTGAATATATAAATGTGAGGTGACCACAATACGTTGTTTAAACACATTAAATTAACGTAACCAGCTATTGATGTTCCATCGACCAAGATAAACCACAAACCGGTGGGAACGTAATTAGCTAAACAAGGACTGTTATCATAAGCCAGTAACTCATAGTTGTTGTCAATGGCCAATATTCTTTTAATAAATGACATATCAGCTGTTTGAAAAATATACTTCATATTACTGGTTCCCAGTTTGTTGTGTCATACGCTACGAACCATTTTCTAGATCCAGAAGCTATTGTAGTAGACGTATTTAATCCGGCACCTAGATTGTCTCCACTAGCTGGAAATACCTGTAATGTTTGGGCCCCGTTGTTTATAACTAGACAGTGTCTGGCTGCCACCGCTGTCGGTAATGTAACGGTGTCGTTTAAGTTAGCGCAAACGCTGATTTCATTTATATCTGCCGTCAATGCCCCTTGACCTTGAGTTCTGGTTGTAGACGCTGTTATTGATGCAGTAATAGTACGCATCATGGATTTATTTAAAGTGAAGAAAAAGTTTGTTGCATCTACGGTAAAAACGTTATTGACGTTAAGTCCTGTGGTTCCTAGTGTAAACGTACTTCCTGACGCTGATCCGGTTAACCCTATTGACCATTTAGAAGCTCCTGATCTAGCGAACACTAGAGATGAGTTTGTCGTAGTAGAACCACCGCTGTTGATATTGTTATCTATAGTCACTGAGGTACTGGCTAATGACGATCCAAAAAGGACGGGCATATCTGACGATCCTGATCCTGATTGAAGAAATTTATAGTGATAACTAGCACTGCCTACTGGGACGGTAAATACAAAGGGGCTGGTTCCTGCGTTGTTTGCAGAAGCAAAGTTTACTCCGTCGGTGCTCATTGCCCCGAGGGTTACCGTGGTACCATTATACGTAAAATTACTGTCTCCTCCAAATGTTTCGGCGCTATTGTATTGGATATTGGTATTAAGGCCTCCTGGAGCTCCTCCTACGTCTCTTACTTTTGCTTTTTTAATCGTATTATTATCTGATACGTCAACTAGTAATAGTTCATCCTCTCCTGTGGGTTTATAATATTGTTGGTTGACAATATCCACTGCGACCGTATCCGCATTAACCGCTATTCCTGAGCCTGCTCCGACAGCCAGTGTTACATCTCCTTGTCCACCGCCTATTAATCCTGGTCCGGCTGTTACGCTTGTTGCAGGTGACGATTCGGAAATTGTTCCATCAACAGATGAGGTGACAAATGACCTTAAAAAATCGTGCCATATAGGGTTGATTCTGCCGTTCTTGTCTGTAAAAGGTATGTTTATTGAAGGTATTGTGTTGACGTTAACTGCCATATTAATATGTCCCAAACGTACCGTTAATTACTGCCTGAGTTATTGCAATGTCTATTGGATCAGATACGGTGAATTTGATAATCCAGTTTCTTGCTGTTCCCAATGAGTTTGTTTTTACTCGATAGTCATAGTTTCCCAGTGACCCTAGTTCCAACCAATCCTCGGATTCAAACGTGTTTCCACCGTCTTTAGAATAGCTGACGGTCATTATTGGAATTGATCCTTGTCCAGTTGTATTTCCTCTGCCAGAACTGATATCAAATTCCAGTCCGTACACAGAAATGTTTTTCAATTCATTGTGAAATATTGGGCTGATTCTTTCTAATATTCTGACATATCCGTCATCTGTTGTGACGCTGCTGTCTTCGATAAATATTTTACCACTCCACCAATCACCATACAGATTTAATCCTTTGAACTCAGCATAATTTCTAGCTCGATAGATATCTTGAGGATATGAGCCGTCTGCGTCTGGAAACGGTCTGGTGCTTAATCGTTCGTGCCATAATTTAGTGGTTGCATCGTATACCAACGTCGTGTGTACGGAAGGTAAGTGCAGATGATAAAATATGTGGCCGTCTGTTGTGGATCGCAAAAATCCCTCTGCGTCTTCATTGGTTTGTTCATTCAGTATTTGAGCAATGGCCGGCGTAGAAATTGGGGACAGTGAATAATCAGGTCCCATTAAGAATACGTCTGATCCGCCGTTTTTGCTTTTTCCTAAAAAGAACACACCACCTTGAAAAGAAGCTAAGCTGTCTTTAGCTGTTAGTCCGTTGTATATACTGGTACGTGTCTGTCGTATAAATGGAGTGTCGCCATCATTTATGTACACCTCGATTGTCTCGTCTCCAAAGCAATATATTTCTTCTCTGGATGCAATTATGGCTCGCACACCGTCGGGTTTATAGGTTGGGGTAAAAAAGTTGTTTCCGGGCCATGTTTGACCGCTCCCTAACTCGCTGAAACTGACTCGTCCTTCTCCGTCAGATACAATAAAATATCCGTCAGCATAATCCAGCGATGTTCCGTTTGGATAGTCGACATCTGTTATTTTTGTCAGCGTATTGGTGGTCATATCAAATACGTAACCAGCCAGATTATCTTGAATCATTAACTCACTGTTATTATTGACGGCCATGTATACTTTGGACCTGGACCCAGTCGACATGCCCGTTAAAGCCCCAATAAGCGTCGCTGAGCCGTCGTATTTGATTTCATACAGGGATGTACCGGTAACAGCAAATAAACGCGTCTGAGTGAGTGTACGGGCCGTAAACAGCCCTCTGATTGATTGACCGGATAAATCACAGAATTCTCTTAAACCAGGTCGAGGCATTAAAGCCATTTGGGTTTTGTTTTTTTCTAGTTGGTCAGTTATCTTAGGGTACCAATTTATTGTACGCTGACTGTTCCATTCTTTGAATCTGTGCTCGTATGTTCCGCCCAACAAATCAATTATCATATATTATCTCGTTTAATCATTTTACTGATATGCACTCATGTCAGGCAGTAAATAGAACGGTTCTTCGTCGTTATCAAATTCACGGACAATTTTTTTGTATTCGTCTGCTTGGGGTTTTATTGTTTTGAATTCTTCGAATTTACCGAATGGAATGCACAATTCGGCACCTAATCCCCATATAAGGGGCAGTGTCCATTCGGTAGGAAAATCTAGGTTATTTGTAGCTGAATCCACGTCTTCGATAGCTTCGTGGTAAGTGAACTCAAGCAACACACTGACTTCGTCTGGACGAGGGAATACGTATAACTCTCCGGCATCCAGCAGTTTATCATAATAGTAATTGATTGGTCTGCCATCAGTGGATTTTACGGGGATGTTAAAGTACTGATCATATCCAATGTTTTCCATCGTGATGGCAGTTTCATTGTTTTTCAAATCTACGGTACGCATGTCCAATATTCTGAGAGGTCGATCCGCAATTTTGTTTGTGTAGCTGACGACTGTGTTTCCAGACGCTGCGGCTCCTGTTAAGGCAGCTGTTACTGTGATTTGTGTAGCTGAGTCAACAGATACAATTGTAGTACACTGTCTGGTGTTGTCGTCTAATTCTATACCGATGGCGTCGTTAGCTGTCATGCCAGATGAGGATGTGACCGATAATACGGTCTGTCCGGCTGCTTCTGCGGCAGACAGTGTGGTGTTGACATATGAGTTTGCACAATGATCGCCTGTGCTGGAAATGCTGTATTGATAATCTTGATACGCTGGAAATAATGTGGCTTGTTTTCTGTTCCACATCTGAATGCCCTCAGCTTGCCACAATTTAAGCATGCTTTGGAATATATCGATAGCGTATTCGTAATCCGCACCACGAGCTGTTTGGTTTATGTTTATAATGTTAATAAGCTGCATAGCTCGTTTAACGATGGTGTCTCTGTCGAGAGTAAAGTTGTAACTGCCTGATCTGCTCATACGCCTAATCCTGTTGTGTTTTCAATGTCCAGCGGAGCGGTACCGTTTGTCACGTTTTGATGGTTAACTCGTGACCATTCTATTGCTCGCTCAGTTGTTGGAACATAGGGAATTAATCCAAAATCAATTTTATCGGCATCTAATGGACAGACCATTAAGCCGCCTCTGCCTGTTTCTGCTTTAAGTTTTACAGCGTCACTGATGTAACATGCTTGTCCACATATATCACAAAAGATGTAGCGCTCTTTTCGTCCGTTGAAGTATTTGTTCGACATCAAAGATCACCATATATAATATTAAATATGTCTCTGTTTGGAATTGCCTTTATTTGTGATTGTTGTTGCGGTTTAAATTTTGTATACAGATACAACCATTGGGATATGTTTGAAACAACTAATAAACCTATTAAGATATATATCATGGTTTCACCGTTGGGTATGCGTCTTTGACGGCTTTAATAGAATTGTAAAAATCAGATACAACTGGCAAGATGCCTGCGTCCATAGCTTTGTATATCATATCTAATTGGTCTCCAATAGGAGGATACGCTTCTCTGCGTGACCTTCTGGCATCTTGAGTGTATTTAACGGGCTCTAGTTCTATTGCCCATTGATCAAGTTGCTCTTGAGTTGGTTTCGGTCCTAATGACTCATCCCAGTATTTTATGTATGTGCCATTTCCGTCATCCTGCAATATTATGTCTTTTCTAAAATCTGCATTGCTAAATTTAAGTTTTAATATTTCATTTATATTCATTTTAAGGTCCTGCCCAAATTCCTGAAAATACACTGTAAGTCTGAATATTTCTAGCTGAACCGGAGTCTTGATATGCATATATTTCTAAGTAGTCGGTAGATCCATTAAAATTAACTATGGCTGTTGCTGGAACAGTATTGCCCACAGTTCCCGAGGATCTTTGTTCTAAATAAAATATTCCTGCTCCGTTTTTATATATAGCCGTGTTCATGTACGATTGGTCTACGGTTGATTCCCAAGCTAAGGCTACGCAAATTAAGTATTTTCCAGCCACCTGCGGCGTAAATCTATAGTTTGTAGTTGAATCAAAATAATTATTTGTGTCAAAAGTTTCTGTGTCAAATTGAACTTTAACATAAGAATTAGTGTTTATTGATTGCTGTGCTGACCTAGTTACGAAAAACGACGGCAAAGCACTTACCCCCGTTCCTCCATCAGCAACAGCTACATCTGTTCCTCCGCTGGCATATATAGTACCTGTTACGTCAGGTAATGTAAGTGTTTTGTCTGAGGTGATCGATGAAGGGGCCGTTAACGTTATTTTGTTACTGCCGTTGTCTGTGTCTTCTTTAAATTCAGCATATCCAGCTGCTGTGGAATTGCCTCCAATAGATACTCCGGCAGCTACTGAAAGTACGTCCGTGGTTTTATTGTAAGTAAGTCCTGCATCTCCTCCGAAAGCACTGCTGTCATTAAACTGAACTTGAGTGTTGGAGCCCCCAGGTGTTCCTCCTCCAGACGAGGCTATTGTTATCGTATCTGTGGTAGCATCTGTTGTAATTGTTATATTAGATCCTGCAGCTAACGTTAATGTGTCTGAAGTGCTATCTGCTACGACGTTTGACTGACCACTTACGGCTACGGTACTGAACACATTTTGGTCGCCAGTGTTTGTACCTGATAGATTTGACAGTTTAACTTTTTCTGCGTCAGTGACGTAGTTATCGTCTGCTCCTAACGAGGCTGCTTTGCCATCTAATTGGGTCTGGATGGATGACGTAACGCCATCTACGTAATTTAATTCTGCGGTTGACAGCGTGGCTCCGTCCAATATATTTAATTCAGCAGCACTGCTTGTAAGTCCGGGAATAATGTCGTTAGCTGTCAGTACTACGACACCTGTTTGTCCATTAACTGAATCCACGGCTCCGCCACCGGCAGTTAAGTCTGGTACAGTAAAAAGCACTGTTGTACCGGTTGTTCGCTCACCTAGTACGACATCTCCTTGCTGTAAGGTGCCAACATTCGTATGGTCTTTTACTTTTCTAATTGTTGCCATGTCAGTTACTTTATAATGGGGTTGTGGATATTATGTATGCATCGTCTTGACTGGAAACTATGTATGCTTCGTCTTGAGAAGATGCCAGATAATATTGATATGCCATGTCTTCTAAGTCGATTAATGGCGATGCATTATCTGTGTTTGTGTGATTTATTCTGATGTTATCTACGGTGCGCTCTCTGCGAGCTAAGAAGGGAACCAGTCCGGCATCAATCTTGTCGACATCATGATGACAGACAATCAGTCCCCCTTTTCCTGTATACGTCGACAATTTTGTGGATTTAGACGCTAATGTTCTTTGACCACATATATCACAAAAAATGTACCAATCGTCCGACTTGTAACTCATTTAATTCCATTAAATAATAAATTTGAAAGGCTCTTCATGTTTATCTGCATCACTTAGGGGACGGTGATGAGGTGTCCCGACCTTTCAAATTTGGGTTGCCTGAGGGAGGGGTCGAACCTCCAGTGTATACTCATTTAATAGAGTCGTGTTTTGCCTATTTCACCACTCAGGCGTATTTGGCGGGAAGAGCATCTTGAAGCGTGTTCTTCAGAGGATTTTTACGCCAAGGTCTTCCCATAACAAGTACGGGCCTTCCACCCGTCCGGTGATTTTCGTGACACTTACCGTCAGCCTGTTCACGTCTGCGCTGATTTACGTTACCTCTCCGTCGTTCCCTACGGTCAACAGGACTCTGAGGCGTTGCCCTCCAGACATTTGTGCTAAACAATAGTAATATTCCTGAGTTGTTTAAGCCGTCTGGCGTTTACGACTAAGTTTCCTCAGTCTCATTGTTATTATAGGTTATGTAGGTAAAAATGTCAAGTATTTTTTATTAATTTTGTACGACATGTATTACCATAAACAGTTCTTCTCCTGCCGCTAGTCCGGATGTGGTTAACAGCAGATCTCCGGTGGCTCCTGACTCGTTAGGGTTTCCCATTCCTCCGAATTCAGAAAAGTCCCAATAACCTCCCGTAGAAGGGTTTCCCGCAAAAACTGGACTGTCAGTAGTTTGGTCCCATTCTAACCTAGCTACACAATCACTTCCTGACAACCATACTTTTTTTAATCGTCCTTTTGCTACATCATTAACGAAAGTGGAATTATCATAAACTATTGTGTCAGATTCTTGTGTACCGTCACTCACTATGTGGATAGACCGGACAATATTTCTGTCCGATCCTGACCCTAAAAGAGTTCGTTGTGTCACGGTGTTAGCCATGATTACTCTCCTTAAGCGTCGGTAGAAGCTACCCAGTTAATTAACATGCCTTTTTCACCGGCAAGGTTAACTACATTTACAGGGTCCATAACTACAAATGTAGCTCCGGTAATGGCTTCTGTGATATTAGCTGCGTTATCTGTCAATCTAAGGTTAATGTTTGGACCTATTTGACCTGTAGAACCTGTAATAGTATCTATTAAGAAAATATCTGCCGAGTTTCGGGTATAGAATCTTCCTATATCGTGAACATACAAGTTAGTGGAAGCAGTTGTAACTATGTCTATTCCCCCGGTAGCAAAGTTACCATCTATTACTTCTGCAGTAATTTCGATGTTGTCTCCTCCTACCAGCCTGATAGCTGCGTTAGTTCCCGCTGCGGTATCACCTTTGTGTACGTGTTTAAGAATTTTAAGCCTGTCAGCACCTGCTGTGGTTAATATCCCCAGTGTCATCTGACCGGTTACGTCTCTAAGTTCGCACCCTTCTATAGTACAATCTGCTGCAGATACTACAATCATAGACACGATGGCGTCGATACCGCCTGTGAATAGAATGTTTTTGAAACAGCAGTTTGCTGCACTCATAGTAACGGTAGCTGACGTTGCTGTCAGGTTTACTGTTGGTCTGAGTGATCCTACTCCTAGCCCTATAACAGCTACGCCTGCAACATCGAGAGCGATACCTGCTGCTGTCGATACGGTTTCGGTATGTCCGGGCATGACAAAGATGATATCACCTCTGTTGGCCACACACTGACCTATTGCGAAATCGATGGTAGCAAATGGTCTTTGATAAGTACCTGGGTTTCCGTTTGAACCTCCTACGCCTCCTGGCGCCAGTACACTAGACCCGTTAACGAAAAATACTTGTCCTGGATGAGCTACTGTTAATGGGACCCCTCGGACCGTAAGCCCACTTGTGAATCCATTTGGATAATTTGAAATTGGCATTTTTTAACTCCATTGTAATTGGCTTGGTGCCCGCAGGCACCAAATTGTATATCTATGCTCCAAATGATCCGGCAATACCTCGCCAGTCATTGAATAACATTCTGTAACGTTCGTAGATACTGATGATGAGATCGAAAGTATATGGATCGTTATGCTCTTGTCGTTGTAAACCTTTTCGGTTAACTTCTACTAAGCAATCGTCAGCATCTGTGGTTACAAACCAACTATCTGAATCGCTCAGTCGCTTCCATACCAAATAACTTTCAAGAATGCCTTTTTGGTTAATAGCATTGATGTCGTTATTTGATGTGTTGGTTCTTAGTTTGGACTCAAGAACTCTGCATGCATCGAATTGAAGTGCTGGTGGTACAACTAGATATTTACAGTTATACATGGATTTCAAACCATCCGGGTTTAAAAAGCCATCAACTAAAATAATCATTTGTTCCAGAGCATCTTCTGAAAAGTCTGCGTCGGTAGCTGCTCGGTTAGCGCTGGTTCCACCTGCCTGTAGCGGATGGTCAGTAGCAATTAGAACTTTACCGTCTGGGCCTGTCTCAGATGAGGTGATCGCATTGTTGAGTATTTCTGCTCGTCGTTCGTCTTTGGTATATACCAGTGATTTAGCGATTTCTTTGGCGTACATAGGTAACAAGTCTTGATAGACGTTGTCTTCTATGGATTCCATAGTTAATCGAGCTGCTTTTACATACGTGTGCACTGCCCAACGAGTGTTTGACTCTTGGTCCATGGAATCGTATGATATAGCCGCGCCTTCGCCTTTTCTAGCTGCTTCGCCCATACCAGCTAAGGTAACTGCTTCATAGAATCCTTTGCTGTTAGGGTCTTTCTTACTGAAAAGCATTTCCCCAACGTTTCCATACACTTTATTAAAATGTTTGACAAAATCATCTACGCCGTATTGTAGTGAACGAGGTATAGAACCGGTTGTGTGTCTTCCTGAATTAGCCATTTAGTTCTCCTTATAAGCCTACTGTTCCAGTGCCGCCACTCAACTCAATGTTGTTTAATCGCACTAATACGTCTTGGTAAGTTACGCCTGCTTGGTTACTTGGTTTATCATCATATCCAAGTATTTTCAGGGAAAGTGTTGCGGTAGTGTTTTTGGTACTGGTATCTAACTGTACGCCTGACATACCTGTTGTTGCATTTCCTGATCCCACTATGAAGTCAGCATTTAAGCCGATATCAGCGTCTGCCAAATCTCCGCCTACGTCGTCTGATTGAACTCGATATACGTCTTGGTGGTTTGCTGGTTTGACCAGACAATACATTGCTGTGGATGCAGGTCTGTGTCGTCTACCCAAGTCCATTCCTGAGCTTACCCAATGTTGCATAAAACCTTGAACTACTCCGTAGATAGGGTTGGTTGCTGCGCATTGAGCTACTGTTTTTTTCTTTGGTCCACCAGCTGTACTTCCTGATGATCCGGCTGTTTTTACTGGGTCCCCTACGAATATTGCTGTGTTGTCCGTAGAAGGGATAAAGCATATTTCTAAAGGTGTTCTGCTGTTATCTTCAACTAATTGAAGACCAAAGGCACCGTTAACATTAGCCATTATTTATTTCTCCGTTAATTTTAAAGTTCCTCCGGTAATGGAGGCAATCCATCTGTGAGTTCTGCTCCTTGCGTAATAATTTCACTGCCTCGTTTAGTTATTTTGTCTCCTCGGCGTTTAGCTTCTTGGATACGCAATTGTTCTCTGGCATGTTTCTTATCTAACTGATTTTTATCATAAGTAGTTTTTAAAATTCTCATTAGAATTTGTTCGTGCCCGTCTGTTGTTGTTTCCACCAGCATTTGAGGCCGTAACTTGTCTGCTTTTGAATTAGGAGTAAACGATCTGTCGTCTTTAGTAGCTTCCGTAGCTTCGACGATTTCCCATCCTTTGTTTAGGTATCGTTGTATCCTGTTGGGATCATGTTTATAAGTTATTATTACGTTTTTATACATAAATGCTGGATCACGATTTTGTGCTTGTTGTATATCCTGCACTTTAGGTATTGGTCTAAACTCTTGTCTTAATTTACTCATTAAATTTCTCCGTTAATTTATATTAAATTTCGCCATCTGCTTTCAAGCGTTCAATAAATTCAGCTTCTGTTAACTCTTGTCCCATAGAGGCTCTGATGCGACGATGGGCATTATATGTGTCTTTTAATTCCTGAGGTAAACCTTGAAAGATTTTCTTACTGGAATTTTTATTTACTGCTGTTTTGTTAACCGAAGATAAACTCGGAGAAACAATTGACCTGTTTACTTTTTGTGGTCCTAGAACTCTTTCTGGATGTTCATAACTCATTCTCTTTTCTATCATCTGAGCTATTTCATCTAAGGAATTAACTTTTAATCTTCCTGCGTTTATATCTGCTTTAATTTCATTGTCTATTTCAATGGCTCGTTGTTTCAGATCGGGGTTACGATCGTTGAACCAATGTTGATTTCTTTCTATAAATGACTCTTGTGCTGCTTTTTGGATTTGCTGAACTTGTTGTGCTTGGGATTGCTGTTCCATATCTTCAAGTCGTGTTAACTCTTTGGTATAGTGGGCTACTCCCTCAACGTCCATATCATCCTTGGAGGACGCTAATCGCGCTTCAAGTTCTTTTCGTGCTTTTTCGTACTCTCTTTGGGCTGTACGCTGTTGATACTCTATCAGTGCTTGAATTTCTCTGTCGCGCTGATCAACTTTCTTTTTCAGCGAATAGAGCTGTTCAATTACTTCTCCTGTTTTATTAAATTCTTCTGGGGATTTCCACAAATCTGGATTTTTTCCAGCTGCTACCCACTCTTCCTTAGAGAGATGTCCGTATTTCTTAGCTCGTTCGACGATTTCGGAATCGGGGGAGTCCTCTTCGACTTCCTGTTCTGTTTCGGAACCATCAAATTCTTGTTCTATTTCGTCCTGTTCGACGTTATCTATTGCTTCTTCAGCTGTAACTAAATCTTCTCTATCTTCGCTCACACTTTATCTCCTGTTCTTTGGATAAATTTTACACCGTCATCTGTGATTAAATAGTATTCTCCATCTTTATCCATCCGGTTGGATTGATATGGTACGAAATGTACTATGTCTCCGATTTTAGGTGGATTGATGTCATCACCATACTTTTCTTTATACTTGCTGCCAAACGCATCATGAGCCATTTTAACCACCACACCTTTACTGGAGGCACCTGCAAAGGCTTTCTCCTGCATTTCAGTGAGGATGATTTTACTGTCTCGCGACAAGCCTAGATCTTCCTTAATCTGTCCGATGTCCACCCTAATGACTATGTGGCCATTAATCGGTTCACCTGCAAGTATATCTTCTCTATCTATCACTTTCTTTCTCCTCTATTAAAGACGATATGTCTTTTAACATCTCTATTACACTGGTCATGCCTTCTATTTGGCCTAATGTGTACG